ACAGTTCGTGAGCATGAGTGGATGGAGGTTGGTGCTTGGGTATACAAGCACTTTGATGAGATCAGTGGTATTTCTTTCTTACCACACTCAGATCACTCATATCGTCAAGCACCATATCAGGATTGTACAAAGGAACACTATGAAGCCTTCCTTGAGAAGATGCCAAAGAATGTAGAATGGTCTGAATTACAGAAATATGAAAAGGTAGACCAAACAGTTGGTACACAAACCTTTGCATGTAGTGGTGATAAATGTGAATTGGTAGATTTAACAAATTAAAGGAGATTAAATTATGGATAGTAATACTTTAGTAATAATGGTTGTATCTGGTCTTTTGGGTTTCTTTGTTGTTAAGTATTTTCAAATGAAGAAAGAACTTGACAGAAATGAACTAGATCGTGAAATGAGTTTTGTTTTTGAAAGTCTCGATGGTATCCGTAGAGATATTGAAAAGGATATAGAGAGACTAACTACAAAAATTGATAATGTAGAAAATGAAATGTATGCACAAATGGATAAGAGACTTCGTTCATTTTCAAATGCACTAGTTGATGCTGATAGAAGAATTGATCAAATTGAATATAATAATTCAAATAAAGAACCAACTTTATTTGATAATGTTCCTTGACATTCTAAATACTTGTGGTATAGTTTAAATAAAGGAGATCACTATGCTTAAGACAATTCTCGCAGCAATCGTTTCTCTCTGTCTCGCCTCTGTTGCCCCTGCTCAAGTCGCAGTCGCAGTAGGTGGTGGTTGGGGTGGAGTAGCAGTCGGAGTTGGTGGTTATGGTGGTGCCTATGCATACTCTGGTGGCTACTATGGTGGTTATTATGGGGGGTGTGTAGCCCCTGTTGGTGGTTGGTATCCATTCTACTATACTAGTTCAATGTATGCCGCTCCTGTTCCACAAGTTCTTCCTGTCGCACAGCCAGTGACCCCCTATACGGTTGCACCTTATTATGTTCAACCTGTAGTGGTTCAGCAACCAGTGGTGGTTCAGCAATCTGCAGCAGTAGTTCAAAAGTCTGCACCTGCATCTTCTTGCAAGTGTACACCAAAGACTAACTAAACACCCGTGCAATCGGGAAACTTAAGATCCAGTCCTTCGGGACTGGATTTTTTTTTATATTTTTATATCTGAAAGTATCATAAATAATTATGTCATGAAAGGCAGACTACTCACAGTTTTGAGTCTGATCCTTGCGACAAGTTCATCTTGCAACAATATCGGTGTCGATACATCCGAAACCCCCCCACCACCGATAGTAGACATTCTGACACCTCCAAAAGAACCAAAGGAGTTTGAAGGGTTCACCGTAATAGAAGAGGGTCAAGATCCCTATCGCTGCGTGGGGCAAGTATATGATAAAGATCATGTTATGGTGGGCAGTGCAGTTCAGATTGCTAAGAACATCGTACTCACTGCAGGTCATTGCATAGACGGAAACAACCTGATGTATTTCAGAGTTGCAGAACAAGACTATGTAATCAAAGAACAGATTCTTCATCCCAAATATAAAATTGGTGAACTCATAGTAAATGATATTGGAATTCTTGTACTTGAAGAAGAAACTTGTATAAAAGAATTACCAGAAATTACCTATGATAAAACAGATTTAAGAAGATATGAAGAATTGACAACAATCGGATTTTCACACTGTACCAAAAAGAAAAGCAATCCAGGCTCCTTTTATTATTTTGGTGTGGTGTTAGAAGATCCATTTGAATTTAAATTTAATTCTACAAAGGACGCACATGTTTGGTTTGGTGATTCTGGTGGAGCAGTATTTGAAGATTCTGGAAAATTGTGTGGACTTATTTCATCTTTTAGATTACACGATTTAACAATTACAGAAATGTCAGCAACTCCTTTATTCTATCATGAAGATTGGATAAAAGAAACAATGGAGGAACACCAATGAATAGATTACAAAAAGTCTTAGTTTGTATATGTTCATTTTGTGTAGGTATTCTTTTGGCTAGATCATTAGGATTTTGATAAATACTTACATGGTAATAGCAGGAATAGATTACTCCCTTTGTGGACCAGCCATCTGTGTATTCGATGGTAATGGTTCGTTTTCATATAGCAAATGTTCATTTTATTATCTAACAGATATTAAGAAATATGCAGATGCTTATGGTGGTAATATCTTTGGTGAGAGGTTCATGGACTGGAACTCTGAACAAGAAAGATATAAAACAATAGCAGACTGGGCATTAGAAATAGTAATGGGTTGTTCTCATGTAGCACTCGAAGGTTATGCATATTCTGCTAGTGGTAGAGTATTTCATATTGCAGAAAATACTGGACTATTGAAATATAAGATATATGAAATGGGACTCCCACTGACCATCATACCACCAACAGAAGTCAAGAAATATGCAACTGGTAAGGGAAATGCAGATAAACAAATGATGTATGATTCATTTGTTCAGGATACTGGTAGTCCTCTTCGCATGACAATCACACCAGATAAAAAAGAAATAACGAGTCCAGTTTCAGACATTGTGGACTCGTATTTCATCTGTAAAAAGTTATATGATACTCTTACTTACCCGCTTGGTCAGTAGTATTTTTTTCTTCTTCTTTACACTTGGTCTTTAAGTATTGATTATATGCCCATACTACTACCAAAAATACTATTGGTAAGTACCATAGAATCCATCCCCAGTTACCGCTTACATGACCACCGTGTACAATATCCCAATTTAGTTTTTTCATTTGAACACTCTCAGAAGTAGTATCTGGAACTATTACTGGTGCTGTGTTGCAAGCAAATAAGAAAAGACTTGTAAGAAACAATGTTATGTTTTTCATATTGACTCCTTATGACTTGTTTGAAGCAGCAGCAGATCCAAAATAGAATCCAATGATGCTCAATAAAATTTGACGGTTTTCTGAAGTGAATAGGTATCCATTTATTTCTACAAAGTATTTCTTAAGTAGATCTGGACCTAATAAATTTGTCTGTGTAGCATCTACTTCAACAAAGGTAGGAATACCAAAAAATGGTAGGACGAATGGTGCTAAAAATGTAGCAAATAGAACAGATAGAACTATTACTTGTCTCACACCCTTACCCACATCGAGTGGAACTCTTTGTGCTGCTTGATTTTGATTTTCTGTTGTCTGTTTATTTGCAGCCATCAATCTTTCAAACATTTCTTTTTGATCTTGTGATTTTTGTGCTAAAAAGCGAAACAAAAATCCAACCAGACCACCACCAACCAATGAAATTAATTCTGTAGTTATCATAATTTCCCTTTCTTTCTTTTCTTTCTTATTTGTTTAACTACTTTAGAAACTGGAAACCTTCTAACAACATTCTTTGTCATTAAAGGAACATAAGCGTCAATACCAGTAGTTGTTCCTGGTCCCATTGCGTCTGAAGCAGAAGCCAATTGAGTTCCAGTTACACCTTGGACTTCTTCTTCAATCCTTTGAAGAAGTGCAGACAAAACTGCAAATGATTTGTTTTGTAAATCTGATTCATAACTCTCACTTACTGTTTTTAGATTACGACTCATTGCTAATGAACGGAGTCTTTGATAAAGAATAGAATCTGTTGTACAAATATTAATTAAATTTGTTAACAAACCTAGTAATTCTCTACGAATTCTTGAATTAGCACTTCTCAGAAATGGATATCTGAGATTGAACATTGTGTATTGTGCTTTTTGTGCATTTTCACCTGCAAGTAAAAGTAGATTATAAAATTTTCGTGGTAAAACTAGAGCACCTCTGTTTTGCTCCATATCCATCATTTCCTGATCTGCTTTTACTTGTTTTGGAAGTTTCATTCTCCACTTCCTACTTTCTTCTTGTAACATCTAACGACCGCTGCTGATGCATATGCAGATGGCCAAACTTTGAATCTTGATTTGACACTTGCCTTACAAGCAGCATGTGCTTCTTTATTTCTTGGATTCCATTTTTCTAAAATAAAGGAAGAGAGAGCAGTCTCATACATTTCCTTTATCCCTTTTTGTTTCCCAGGAGCATACTTACCCTTTGAAGCAGACCATGTTTTACCCGTCTTGTGACTACTAAATTGTTGACCTTTGCGATGAGCTTTTTGCTTTAGACGAACAGCCTTTTTCTTTTGTTTATCTGACATCTCACCCCATGTCTGTGGAGTTTTACTTGAGACTCTACGAGCAGGACGACATTTAACGCGACCACGACCCTTATAGGAGCCACATTCGCTTCCGTCTTGTGCTGTCCACTTCTCTTTGAACCAGCGATCTAAACTTTCTTTAATTTGTTCTCTATTCATATCTCTCTCAATTTATTTATTATTCTTCTGTCCAATGGGATATTTACAAGATCCGCTTCCGGTATTCTCTCCGGTAAAGTATTTAGGAAAACGATGAAAGTTTTCAAATAAGGATGCAAATCCTTCTCTATTCTGCTAAAAAGCAGTCTTGTAGCGGAAATTATATCAAAAACATTGTAAAAAATAATAATATGATTGAGAATGAGTCTTTCTCTCAATTGTCCAGATGACTTATATTTTCTAAATAATCGCTTCAAATACTTAATGCGATTCATATCTTCTTGAAATTCAGATATATTTTTGCACTGAGGATTATTATACATCTTCATTGCAAACATCATATAATTATCATCATCAAGAGTGTCAAATTTCATAATAAACTACTTTTTAGGTTTTTTAGTATCTTTTTTCTTATCTTCTTTCGGTTTAAGATATGTATTCTTTATTCTCTTAAGGTCTTTGTACTTCAACCCTATCTCCTTAACAATTCCATTTGCGAAGTGATTTGTTAATTCTTGAGTTTGGATCTCTTGCTGTCTTGGCAGAAGTTAATTTTGCTTTCATACCTTTCATTCTGCGGCAGAAAGATAATCTTCTTTTAGCCTTCTTGGACCCCTTCTTTAGTTTCGATGGGTGTGTTGTTACTGCTGTTTGTAACTTTGAACCTGGGTTTTCTCTACGATATGAAGCGACACCCTTTTTGTTTAAACCACCCTCTGGGTTCTTTCCTTCTTTTCTTGTCCAAGCAGCACCTTCAGATACTGCCTTGATCGTATCTCTTACTTGAGAAGCACGAGCAGAGAGTCTGCCTTCTTTGTCTATCTTGGCAATCTTACCTTCTTGTCTTTTGATGAACTTTTCTCTTTGCTCAGGAGTAAGAACACCTGCTTTGTGTCTACGAATAGTTGCTCTTGTACTCTCTTTTAAGAAATCGAAATAGTTCTTCATGGGTTAAACCTTTGGTAGTGGTGGAATGCCGGGTAGTGATTTTCTTTGTGTTCTTGGCTCTGGATTTGGTCTTGATGCCTTATCCTTTTTTAATAATCTTGGAGCGAGATATCTTGTTGCACCTTCATCTGCTTCTCTAATATTATTGTTTCTGCTTCTATTATATGATCTAGAAACAACTCTTACATTGCCATTACCATTTGAGCCGCCCTTTGATAATGGTTTCTTATGATCTACATCTTTACCTTTTAAAAGACCCTGACCTATTTTAATCAATTGATCTCTTGTCTTTGATTCTGCTTTTGCACCAAGTTTTCTTTTTGCTGCACGAACTGCTGCTCTTCTTCTAGCAGTCCATCTTTCACCACGCTCTTTTATTGCCTTTGGTGATGATTGGTGTTGTTTATATTCCTTTGCATAATATTCTTTTGTTTTCTCTCTAGCAGTTCTTGGTCTTGCTTCAGAGATATAGCGTAGGAACATTTCTGCTAGTTTCTTCTTTGTCTTCTTTGCAGGTGGTTTTGCAGGAGTTCGAAGTCTGTTGTACAGATTCTTTACTGCATCCTCTGGTGCTTTCTCTGGCATGATTGCTCTGAATGATTTGTAATCACCAGCAGAAGCATGTCTTCTAGCAGCAGTGCCACTTACTTCTCTTCCTTTTACAGAAACTCTTTCAGAACCGGGAGAAACAACCTCAAAGGACTTAAAGTGTTTTGCATAAGGTGCCATTCTTTCCTTGAACTGTTCTAATCTATCAGCACCAACAACCATCTTGACATTTTTATAACCTTTTTGTTTTAAATGTTCAATTGCATGGAAAGGACTTGCAACCTTTTCATGATATTGGATGTTAGCACCTGGAAAGAATGCTTTCATTGTTTCTACTTTTTCATGTGGATGTAGTGGATTCTTCTCTCTTACTGCCTTTACTTTATGTGTTGGTCCAGAACCAGAAGTATAAACAACATGATGAGCACCACTTTGTGCTGCGGTGTCCATTACATGCTGAACAATATGTCCATGTCCTGCTGTTGGTGGTTGGTTTCTACCAAATGAAAATACGACGGAATCATTTCCGTTTTTTGCTTCAGAAATGTATTCCTTAAATGATCTCATTTAGTTTATTGTCTCTTTGTTTTCAGTTGTATCTGCAACTGGTGTTTCTGTTACTGGTTTCTTTTGTGCTGGTTTCTTTGAAGATGTCTTTTTTGGAGTTTCAGTCTTTACTTCGACCTTAACTTCTGAAACAATTTCTTGTTTTGGTTCTTCAATTTTTACAAACTCTATAGTCTTGACTGGTTTATTTTTTGCTTCATCTATTTTTTGTCTTAACCAGAATCCACTGATTGGACCAACTTCTGGTGTTTCTTGATTTGCCTTCCAGTACCATCTACCACTATTTCTAATGTAGTATCCGCCATATAATTCTTTATATTGAGTCATTAATATTGATTTATTCATTTTCCTTTTCCTTTTCCACAGCCGCAGCCTTTTCCTTTTTTCTTACTTTCTGCGTTTCTTATTTCTCTACGGGTTGTCATAAAATACCTCCAGATCTATTTATTCTACTTAATTTTTGTACAAATGATTCGGATACTTGTTTTGGTTGTTCTTTTTTCTTACTATCCCATTTCTTTGGTAGTGTAAAGTTTGCTCTTGAGAAATCTTCTCTGTCTACCATTTTGTAACCAACACCTGATTTCTTTCTAACAGCAACATATCCCTCTGGATGTGTTGGTCTTAATTCACCTGTTTCTTCATCCTCTAGGTGTGTTCCAAGTCCTTTTGCTCTTCTAAACTTATCAACTAAATGTAGTTTTGCTTTTGCAAGAGCAGAGTGAGCATTGAACAAAGAATCATATGCTTCAGCATTATCTTCGACATGACTAAGAACTGGTTTTGACTGTTGCTCGTGTCTTGCTCTACCCTTTTCAGATTTCATTTTTGCACGCTCTGCTTCGAATCTTGTGCGAAGATATGTGTGAAATCCTTTTGCAGATCCTTTTGGAATTCCATTTCTTACATTATAATTTGTGTAGGTTTTTAGATGTGCTGCATATTCTGGACTTGATGAAATATGATCCATAAGTTCACCAGATGTTTCTAGATGTTGCATTGCTCCAGCTAAATGTTCTAATGTTCTCATGTGATCCTTTTCTGACATATGCATACCATCTTCTTCATCATGCATTCTTGCGTTTTTGTAATAAACATCAGGATGTCCTTGGAAGTGTGAGAGATCAGGATCAAATCTTGCTTTCATATTTGCAAGAGAATCTCCCTCATAACCCGTATGCACTACTATTCCAAGTTTTGAACCCATTATTCTTTTTGCCTCATCAGAATCTAGAGGTGAAGAATATGTGATAGTATTTGGTCTAAATGCTACATGCTCTTTTCCACCAATCTTTTTCAGTTGGAGATCTGGTGGAGTGAACATAAGATCGCCTTGATATACACCTTTCATCTCTCCTAATTTTGGAAGATGTTCGAGTGCTGCTTTTAGTTTTGCTTGTAATTCTGGGCTATCTGGATAATTTGCTTCTACATCTTCATGACTGTAGTTTACTTTTGGTGTAACATTAAATGCACCTTTTGTTGCAACAAAGAACAATCCAGTTTCTGGGTGCTTACCAAATACAACTGCTGGAGCACCATCATATTTTGTTGTAACGAAGAAATCTTTTCCACCCTTACCAGTCATTCCATGAGAAAGACCATGAAGATAATCTAGAGCAGTTTTAAATCCTCTTCTGCCATGATCGAAGATAGAATCTTCGAGATGTTCCATGTGGATGTTTTTACCACCTGCTGCTTCTTTTAAAAGTTGTAAAAGTTTTTGTTTCATTATGGTATGTTACCTGGATCTGCGGCAGATTGAAATGTAAAAGATTTATAATTTAGTGGTAAATTAAAAGTCACCCATGTTTGACCAGAAGATGCAGTTTGAAAAAGAGTTGGGAATCTCAACTCACATGTTGTGTTATCTGGATTTGTAAATGTTATTATATTATTACTTGTGCCATTACCAGCAGCACCAGATTGAATTCTTACATAAGAAATGGTTAATAATGAAGTAGTTTCAAATACTTTACAATAACTACCATTTATTATTCTGGTGCATAATTCACTACTGGGAGGATTTGGTGTTCTAATACCCATAAATCAATATAATCCATAGATTGAAACTGTGGTTTGTGTACCAGTATATGAGTATGATTTAATTTGCAATGGCAGAACTATTGAACCAGTTGTAAATTGCATTGCTGCAGTGGTTCCGTCCAAATTTGTAAATGTAAATGTACTGTTATTTGAAGTTGCAACTACTAATAATCCTCTATGTGCAGGAATGGTTGCATCTTCTGCAATGGTGTCAGTACCGGCTACCTTTATTGCAAATATTTTATCATAACTAGGGGGGTTGCTTGTTCTAATTGGCATTCTTTACCTCAATTTATTAATTGTACGAGATAAAGTTATTTATAATCCAGCCAACGCTCCCAAAGTTTGTTCTTATGCTGATCTAGGAGGACGATATGGACGACATCCTTGCCGGGTGCTTGTGGCTGTCTCAGTAACTTCATATTCGCTTCAGAAGGGGTTCTATTCCCTTTACGAAGGTTACAGGGGTGACAGGAAGCCACGAGATTTGTCCAACTATTGATCCCACCCCTGCTTTTTGGTAAAACATGGTCTACTGTGCTATTTTTTGAATTTAATTTACAAGCACAATATTGACAAATACCATCATCTCTTTTGATAATATTCTTTTTTGTTAAACCAACCTTGCGGAATGGAATTCTTACATAATTAACTAACATAATAGCAGCAGGAAGTTCAAATACTCCACTGCTAGTTTTAATTGAATATGTATGACTATAGTTGTAAGGTTTTGTGGCTTTACCACTAAACAGTAAATTGATAGCCTTTTGCCAATCAATTACTGATATTACTTCCTCTGAAGCGTTCAGAAGCAGAACATCTCGTGTCATAAGAAATCTCCATCACTTCAAGCGTTATCAGATGCTTGATATTTCATCATTTTAGGCGAAACTGGGGGAACCTCTTCGGCAGAGGGAGTTAATTTTCCAGGAGTATCCATACTAGTTCTTAAAATTTTTGTTGCAACTCCCATAAATTTACTCACATATTGATTGAATTCATCTCTGTATTGATCAAAATCTTTATCACTTTGTCTTAAAGTATTTTCCCAAACTTTAAATCCGCCTGCGATAACATCAATTTTTAAATCTTTAATTGGTGTTTGGTTTTGCTCTGCCACACGGTAGAGTCTATCACGAACCCAATTTGTAAATTCTTGATCATTCAATTGAAGAGAATTCATCAACATATTTCTCTTCCTTGCTATTGCTTGGACAGAATATGGTTTGACAACAATTTCTTCAGTTAACAATTTTTGATATTTAAACTTCATGTGGTTATATTAGCAGAAATCTAACAAAAGTCAAGGAATTACATTCCCTTTTGTTTTAGCATTCTCATTCTTCTTTGGATTTGTGGATCGTGCATTGCTTTTGTTAATTGTGATGCTGTATTTTTTCCTGCTGCAGCAACACTTGTTCTACTACCAGAACTTCTTGAAAGTCTTCTCAATTCATTAACTCTTGCATTTATTTCACTTGGATTTGCACCACTTCTTCTCATATCTGATCTAATTTGATTTACTTCTTGTGAAGACATCATTTGTTCTTGTACTGGAAGTTTATTTTGTGTTTCTGCTCTGAAGTCTTTAAATGGCTTTGGTTCATAAACTTCTGGTGCTTGTGGAGCAACTTCTGGTGATTCGTCTTGATCTTCTGCATGAACTTCGTCTTTGTTTTCAAGACCTATCTTACTTGCTAATTCTTCTGGTTTCATACCAAGACCATGTGAAAGACGGTGAAGATTTTCTTTATCAATTAAACCATCCTTGATTGCTTGCTTTAGGGTGGTCACTAGAGCATCAAATTCCTTACCGGAACCTGTCATTGGAACCAATTTATCATCTTCTGATGATTTTACTCCCTTGAATGATTGTGCTGCAATTGATTTACCGTTTTCCATCTTTTAGCCTTTCTATGAATAAACTTGTATACATTGTATTTATACATGCCAAAAAATGAGAAAACCCCGCTTACGCAGGGTTTTCTCATAAAGAAATCGTTTTTTAACGATTAGCGATGACGACGAGCAGCCTTCTTGCTCGAACGGCTACGCTTTGTAGCGACGACTGGCTCAGAACCGAGCCACACGAGGTTAAGTAGACCATGAACAACATCTACTACACCAAGACCTGCACACTTCAGTCCATTAACTGTGCGGAGGGAGCCTGCCTTAACGCGAGTCCAACAATTAGTAAAGTTTAGCATAAATTCTCCTAACTTGAATGTGTGCCTACACAGCACACGGATATGAAATCACTATAGCATAATCTACGAACTTGTCAAGTATTTATTATATTTAAACTGATCTTGTTACTTCAAGAATCTTTTGTATTTGAGTCTGAATCTTTTCTACACGATTTGGCCATTTAATGAATTCTTTTTCTGGATTCTTCATTAAATTATTTAATAGTGGAATTACAAGATTTTCGACTTTTAACAGTTTTTCTTTTGAAGTTGCTCGTTCTGCTGAAACACGCTCTTCAATTTCACCCAGGATGTTTTCAAAGTTGCTTCCTTGACTTGAAACAGCAGCGGATAATTCATGCAATTCCATTGCCAATACTTTATCCATCTTTTGTTCAATTCGTGATAATGCAGATATTGCTGGAGTCAAATCTACATTAACCGTTGGTGCAGGGGCAACTACTGGTGTTTTTGCTTCCAGTTTTGCTGCTAATTGTAATTCTTCTTCTGTGCAGGCTATAAAGCCAAAATCATTTTCTTCTGACATAGTAGTTTATTTAGGTTGTTGATGAAGTTGAACTTGGATTAGGTTTCTTATTTTTTCGACTTGATGTTCAATGAATACTGGCTCAACTTCATCAACTTTCTTTGAATTGCACCACTGTACTAGTAAGAAACCTGTTGTTTGATTTCTTACAACGAGAGGAAGAACGGAGAATCCTTCTATTCTTCTACTCTCGAAGAATTGTTTAAAATAACTTTCTTTTTGATCTACCGTGAAATGTATTTTTGGTTTATTTTCTAATACCAATTGTATTAGTGGAATGAAGAGAGAACATAAAACTGCGTGCATTTTATTTGCACAGGAATCTACGCTTCTTTCCAATGATTCATGTGTTACTGAAAACTTACGCATTGAAACACCATCCATAAAGTAATCACCATTATGGAATTGTATTACCTGGGTGCGTGCAGAGTCAGTAACAAGTCTTAACTCTGTCAATAATTCATGAATTTCTGAATGTACTTGTGTGAATTTATTGGAATTTTGTTCTGTTTTAAACTTTTTCCAATATTTCCATGCTGCTACAACAAAAGCAATAACAACGGCAGAATAAATCGACCAGTTCTCTAACACCTTAATAAAGTCTTCGTGAAGACTAAAAGAACCATTCTGCATAATGTTATTTATACAAAAATTATTCTTTGCCTTGTGGATTTGACTTCAAATAATCATAAACTGACCCAATGTAGTCATCAGCAACGGTTATTTTTGATTGAACCCATGCTTCAAGATCTCCTTCACCTTTTCCTACTTTCTTTTCAAGTCGTTTAACTGCATTTGCAATTGTTGAAAGTTCAGATCTTGCCATTGAATATTCGTGATCTTTTACGGAAACTTTATCCCATGCCTTTCCACCATAAGAACATTCAG